CTTTATATCGGTTTTTTCATCTACAGTAACACTAAATACACGAATTTCTACAGTTTCATTTGTAAAGTACAATCTTCTCCTTATTCTCCATCCTTCATTATTATGATTAGTCAAAAGAAATGCTTCAAAATCAGAGTTTGCTCCACTATTGACATTCCAATATGCAATGGTATATCTATATCCCATAGGAACTGCATATTGTGATTTTTCAGTTTGTCCTGCTCCTGCCACTATTGATGCTTGTATTGTGGCAGTAATGGTTGCAGTAATGTTTCCTGCATTTGTTTGTCCTGTACCTGATGAAGTAATATACATTCTGTTAATTCTAAGAAATGATTTGGTTGTGATTACTGGAGTAGTTCCATTAAGAGTTACTGTTTCTGTTATTCTATTCCAGTTATTATCTACTCCATCAATTAACATAGTTCTTGCTCCTGTTCCTGCTGCTGTATCATTTGCACTTGTTGATACTATTGATGCTGTTGCTGCTGATGAAAGTCTTGTAAGAGTGCCACCTTGCGACCATATATCCTCTTGTGTACCATTTACTTCTGGATTATATGCAAATTTACCAAAAATCTGAAATGCTTCTTCTCCGTAATCTCTTGCTGCTAATTTTAATAATCTCTCATCAATAATCATGTCAAATCTCCTACTCTTTTACTAGACCAAAACTTGCAAGACCAATAACCAGGAGTTGTCTTGTCTTTCTTTTGATCACAGTTATGTCTTGCCCTGAAACTCTTTCTTCTTTCTGGATCATCTCGTTTAATGTCCATGTTAGGATCTCCGAATCTGACGATAACAACATTGCCTTGATTGTTCATAACATAAACTGCAAACTTTTTAGGTCCACCTGAAGTTCTAAATGGCTTGTTTAGTGTTACGGTTCTACCCTGATACTTTGCTTCTTGTAATTCTACACCCCAATCATAATCATCATAATCTTCTTCCAAATCTCTTTGTAATGCTCCACATATTCTTCTTGCTGCATCTGCACTCTTTCCCTTTCCTATCTGATCATTGACACAATCTTGGAAATCATCATAAGGACCAAATGGCTCTATGAGATCAACTAACTTTTCTAGTTTCTTTATTACTGTATCATAATCTTTCTTTCCTGTTACCTGTACTCCTTCTGAAACTATGATCGTATTCTTGCCAACTACTAGATGTTCTGATTGTATCTTGTTTGACATTGTGCCTGTTACGTTTCCGTTTAATGATAGTATGTTGATTCCTGAATAAGTTATACTGTTCTCTACAGGTTTCATTAACTGTGCTGATGCAGAGAAACTGTATGATTCTCCTATTACCAATCTTCCTGCAATCGGAACTACAAGATTGATTTGCTTTGTATCTGCAACGTAGAATTTTCTTCCTGATTTATTTGTATTAGGACTAGCAGGGATTTCATCTAGGATGTAATCATCTGAATAGTTTAGATAAGAGTATGGCATTATCCGATATATACTTCGCCTGTGAACTTGAATTCAGCGTTCAAAGGTTTTCTGGAATCTAACTTTGGAGTCCAATATACAAACATCTCTCTGACTTCATTTGGTTTGAGAATCTCTGGAAAGTCAAACTTTAACTCAGGATTTGTGTTCTCTAGTTTGATGTTATGTACTGCCCATTGCTCGTCAGTATTTTTGATATACATCTTGTATTTGATTGACTTGCCTAACTCGACTCTACCCAAGTCTAATGATTCTACTACCTTTGTAGTTTTTTCATCAACAAATAGTTTAATCATTTTTTAACTCCTTGATAAAGTCGATAATATCCCCTGTCATTTTCTTCTTTTCTGCTCTGTCTAATTCTTCTCGCATTGTTACCATCATTTTCAAATCCTGTACTGCTTTTTCATATACTTCTTGTGTGTCAATAGAAGTATTTTCAGGAGGTCTTGAATCTTGCATTTGATTAGTTGGAGTAACTGATGTGATTGGAGGTTCATCATCCATATCCATTTGGTCAAGCATAACGTTGCTGTTTGATATTAGCCATTGTCTTAATTCTGATCTTCTGATACCGTTATCTCTGTATGCTGTAATTACGTCTTGTACTGTCAATTCTTGCTTCTGTGGAGATTCGAAATATACTTGAATGTCCTTTGCCTTTACTGTCTTGCCTCTTGATTTGAGGAATGGTAATATCATGTTAGTTAGAATCTGTTTTGCAAATCTTGCTTGTATTCTCTTTACCTTTCTGATCAAGACAGAATCAGTACTCTCACTTGCTGCTCTTGCTGTAAATCCTGCATTGAAGAATTGAAGTGGGAACTTGCTACCTGGTTCGAGTAAATCTCTTTGTATGTGTTCGATATATCCCTCAAACTTGGCATTTCCATTTACTTCAAATTTCTCTACCTTGAATGGTTTGTCAGTAACTATCTTCATTCCTGGTTTTGCCTTTTTCAAAGCATCTGCTTGTGTCTTGATGAACTGCTCTCCTGCATCCTCAAACTGGAACATCATAAGAGGACTAGCGTAAGAATGGAATATTTCAGGCATTGCGTGTTCCATTTTCTTCATTTGAATAAGTGGAGAATCATAAGTTGCTCCTGATCTTGGATCTTCATAATCTGCAAGGACCGAATGATGCAATCCTCTACCAAATGGTTCTCTTGCAACGTTTGTTAATTTGAAATGAATAACCTCATTTGGTTTTAATCTGATATGTTTGTTATTTACGTCTTGTAGATAGTATGCTATTCTTCCATTCTTATCCCTAACTACTGATTTTATTGTGTGAACTGGAATTTCAATAAACTCATCACTTGTTGGACTCTTTTCATAGAACAAATTACCTGTACCCAAGTAAGAATATAATCCATCTTCAATCATTTCATCAAAATTGATTTCATCTAACCAATCTGTAACCATTTCAGCAATATTGTCTTTCTTTGCTGTTATTTTGAGTCCTTTTCCTAATATCATCTGAATATATGTTTCATTTGACAAGTTTAATCTAGGATCTTTGTTAATTGCATCTAAAGTTTCAACAAATGGTCTATCTGGAGCAAGTTCTGCTTCAAAATCAGATAGATTAACCTCACTTTTCTGATTAAATGTTTCTAATACCTTGATTGTACCCTCATATTGGTCATTTTTGGTAGAATTTTTAGGTAATGTGGCACTTTTTGGGTAAATTACGTTGCCATTTGACCTAATTATGGGCATAACCATGCTATTTTATCTCGATATGATTCAAAAGGAAGTAAAAAGGCATCAATGCGGAAGAAACTATAACACAAAACCAAAAATTATAACAAAAACTCCCTGTCGCTATTCAATTTATTTGCGATTCTAGCCTTTCTACTCATAATATAGTATAAGATACCATACAGATATAAAGATTACTCATCTTCAAAGAATAATTCATCAGAACCATTGACACCTACTGCTGTAAGTCTATTACCTGTCTTTTCCAATCTGATTCTAACTTTGTATGATCCTCTGATAACTGGAGTTGCTCCCTCTGCAAATTTCATAGAAAATGTGCCATCTGCATTGAGTGTTAGACCTTGATCTGATGAAAATATCTCATCTCCATCATAATTTATCAATCTGAACTTGCCTGTATATGATGATATATCTCTTGCAGTTGTAAATCTGTTATCATCATATACTGTTCCTGATAGGTCAAAGTCGGTACTGTCCGTAAAGTCCTTTTGTCCCCATGATTTTTGGTCTAATTTTAGGTACAAAACCATAAGATTTTTATATCAAGTATTTAAATAAAGAAGTAATGACAGAGGAATCTTCTCCTCAAAAAGAGAAACGCATAGTTAGTAACGAACTGCTAGATGATTTGTTTAAGAGGCATCAATATGAGATGATGAGGTTTCCTATGCACTTGACAGATGAAATGTGTGTCAAACAAGTAAGACAATGTGCAGATCAGAATATACTGTATGCTGTAGCCATGATGAAAGGTATTATCCCAATCGTTACTGTTGGCGGTTCAAAATCATTTATTGCGGATTTTAGTAAAAAGGAAAAGTCTAAGCGATCCCTGCCAAAGTACCTGAACCCATCTTATAATAGTACAGAGCAAGTAGAAAAGCATCTCCGAGATCAAAGGGATTCTGTTTAGTTTTA